TATCCAAACTTTTCCTGATTCAATCATAGGAGATGCTGCATANACTCTACTNACTTTATCTCTATCNGGTGTNTANTCTTGAACAGGCAATCCAGATCTACGCATATCTTGTATTAATGATTGTCCTGATGCTTTCTTTTCTACAATACATACATCTGGTTGAAACTGATCGTATAATATCTGTGACATTCTTCGCAGTTCAGGATATTCGTATCGACCTCGCATATTTCCTAGTAGAATCATATTTGGTTGATAGCTTTCAATACCAAGTTCATCTTCATCATACATAGAAAAAATACCCCATGTTTGAATAACAGAGTAATCTGCTGTTGTTTTTGTAGAAAATGCTGTATCAAAAGTTTGTATAATAAAATCACATGCTGGTGGATCTTCAAACTCCCACCATTTAATCCAATTCTTTTTAATTAATCCACCTTCATCTGGTGTAGGATTCTGCATGTAGAGGGCATTCCAGTACCGAGAACCATTAGATGCTTTTATTTCAGATTCATCTATACGTAAATATTCATCTGGTTTCCACTCAGGAAAGTATGATGAACCTTCTGGTAACTGTAACAGTTCTGCAGCATCCTCATCTAGCCATGCAGGTATGCGAATAACCTCCCAAGGTATTGTTTCATATTCAGAGTTCTCTTCTTGTTTTAATAACCAACCACAAAGATCATCATAATGATAACGAGTATTAATAATTAGTATTGAGCCATTGGGCATAATTCTAGTTCTTAGTCCTGCTGGGTACCATTCTTTAATGTATCTTCTACCTGCATCTGAGTACGAATCTTCTTCGGACATGACATCATCAAGGATCGCAATGTGAGCACCTCTTCCTGCAATCTGGGATCTAACCCCTGCAGCATAGTATGTTCCTCCTTGATTTGTTTTCCATTTCCCTGCAGCTCTAACATCTGATCGTAAAGCCACTCCCCTAAAGATATCTTGAAACTGTTCAGTCGATACAATATCTCTGACAGAACGTCCAAAGTCGCTTGATAACTGATCACTATGGGAAACAGTAAGTATCTCATGTTCTGGATTCCTTCCTATATACCATGCAGGAAACAACTTAGAACAGATAACAGACTTAGATGAACGTGGTGGTAGAAATACCATAAGCCTTTTAATCTTACCATCTTCTAATTCTTTTAATTTGTTTGATATAACTTCAATATGTTTGCCCATTCTCCAATCAGATATGAGTGTAGGTGCTACAAGACCAACAAATGTCAAGAAATCTTGTTTGGCATGATAACCAATATACTTATCCATTATTAGTTTGGCATCTAAAACTGGTGGGAAAGGCTGTAATTCTGTTTCCATAATCATATTATACCATATTTATTTTATTAATGCAAGAAAAATATTTACTTATAAGACTTGAAAAGTCTTTATAGAGTTATTATATATTATATTATATATATATATATATTATATTATTATAATAATACTTATTAGACTTAATAGTCTTATAAAGGCATGGGCGATTTTGACCCATAGAATTTTGGTAAATATTTCCTAGGTGTATATATATAATAAGAGGCGAGCCAGATTTTTTCCCCCACCCCTAGGATTTTACCAGGATATGTTTTTTAATCTGGATAAAAGATACCTTGAAAGACTCCCCCAGAGAAAATGGATAGGTTTCAAATTCTCTGGGAGTCTTTGATAACTATAAGAGCTCGACAATAATTTGAAGGACTCGACAAAAAAAACTCCCCAACAAATTAATGTGAGGAGTCTTTGGGGGAGGAACTTTNNAAGTCTATTTAGTTTGCATCTCCAATTTTTGCTAATGCAATAGCCTCGTCCTTATCGGTAGTTAGTTTGAGGTGATCGGTTACTGTTAATGAATGTTCGGTGATATAAGTTATCATTGCATTAAATTCCTCAATAACCTTTTCAAGACTAACTTTGTCGAAGCCTCCAGAATCATCTACTAAATAAAAGCTGATAGGATTCTTTTCTAGTTCTCCTATCTGAATCATTGCAGGTTCAATATTATCTACTAACATATCGTACCTTGCTCTATTCCTACCAAGTGATGGAGCTCGCATCATATTGATAGGGAGATTTACTGTTAATGAAGAATATAATTTTTTCCATTCAGCTAAATCAAAAGTAATAGTAATATCTTTATCTGACATTATTTATTCCAATATTAATAAAATCAGTAAAGTTAGCACAATCATCACTATCATTTAATTGAACTCTATCTCTAGTTTGTAGCCATTCAGCATTGAAGCGGTTTAAATCTTCAGCTTGCCCATAAGCATTAACTAAAGTTCTAACATTATAAAAGTTACCAAAAAATAATTGTGCATTAGTTCGATCTAGGTAACATAAAGAATTGTGGAGCTCTTTTACTCCTTTGTCTAAACTTCCAAGCCTTGAATCAGCAAATCCCATATTCAAAAGAAAAGCTTGGAAATTAGTTTTAGGTTTTATAACCATTATTTCTTCCTTTCATTTAATTGTTGATACTTAATGATACTACAATAGAACGTAGATGTGAAGAAATAATGTAAGTTTTATGGAGATTTTATGGAGATAGTATAAAGAAATTATGTACCTGGTAAAGAACAAAACAAGAACATACCAGGAAGAACAGAAGGAGAACAAATAATATAAAGCTAGACAAAAAAAATATTACTATGCTAGACAATAACTTGTTATGCTAGACAATAACTTGTTATGCTAGACAATAACTTGGACAGCTAGACAGCTATGCAATAATCACATAGGCTAGACAGTCAAAGCTGCATGAGAACAAAACGTGAACAGGCAAAAGTCAACCTATAATAGCTATTGTAAAAACTTATAACACTTTGTAAGCTTTTAAAGTTTAAATGATGATGATTATATAACCTTGTAAAGTAATCCTTTAAAAGTCTACAAAGTATTAAAAGACTTGTATTAATTAGATACTTTAAAAGTCTTATAATCATTTAAGATAATATAAAAGCATGGCAAGTATATCTCAATGACTATATAAAAGCATTGCAATGATTACATAGTAAGGTATGTAAAATTTGCATAGATGCAGCTTTTTACATTTTTTACTTGCTATTAATATAAATATATGCAATACAATATATAATATTAATTAATTAATGAAAGGTATAAAATGATTGATTTAAGTATAGATAATATTAAATCATTAAATGAAATTCAATCACATTTAAATGATGCAAAAGAATTAATAAATGATTTAAAAATAGAAAATGTATTTTCCGATTGTGATTTATTAGAAACAGCAAGCGAAGATATAGACGTAATCGAAAATAATATTGACAATAAATATGGCTTAGTTAATAGATAATATTAAAACTTTAAAAGTTTTTAAAAGCCTTATAATTAATTTTATAAGGCTTTTTTTTATTGACTTATTAACTCGCCATGATGTGAAAATCTAAAATATATATATGGTAATTTTGGAATTTGAATAGGTTTTAAATCAGTTTGTAATAATCTGCTATTCTTTTCTAATGGTTTAAACATGGTATGTTTACGGAATTTAATACCTGCATGACTATAGCATATCTCACAAATAGATTTAATAGGTTTTTTAATTCTATGTTTTGTGGCTTCTACTATAATATTATTATTATTTGATTTACTTTTTTTATAGCAACGTAAACAATCTATACACTTTTGACCCGTACAATTCTGCATTGCTTTATATTTTGGATTGTCAATAGTAACATTATTAAAAACCTTATCAAAATATCCGAAGGGTTTTAATATTGGTTTATCTATTTGAGAATTAGAAAAGATTAATATTAAATTTTTTGGTTTTTTATTATTATCAAAATAGTTATTAATAATATCTACTCTTTTAGTCCATAAAGAAAAGGTAGTTTGTTTATTAGCATTACATATTTTAATATAATTTTTTAAATGCATATTATTTTTAATCTTACTTTTATCAATCTTAACGTTTGATTGTGGTTTATTCGATTTAATGCAAAAATTATTTGTTGTTGTATTAGTGCCGATAGCATGAAAGCCTTCAAGCTTTCCATTTAATTTACTAATATGCAATTCATTATCTTTATTTATCAATAAGTTATTCATAATATTTAAAACCTTTCATTAATTATATACTTTAATCTATCATATATAATATAGTATAGCAAGAATTAATTTAACTATAGAAAAAAACTATACAACATATAGGAAAATATTATTGGACATAAAAATTTTTATATGATATTCTAAAAGTTTGTAGCTGCAAAGAACAAAACGTGAACAAAATATTTTATTTTTTACTTGACAGCTTGACAATTTTATGCTAGACGCTAGACAATTTAGTTATAGGAAAAACTTATAGTAAGTATAGGTTGCAATTATAATTCAATCTGCTATAAAAAATTATCTTTAATTAAAATGGAGTAAAATAAAATGAAAATAAACTTTGTAAAACTAGGTGTAAACCTTGCACTTTTTGGATTAAAAATTCAAGGTAGAGTACCGACTAGATATAGAGATAATGAAAGAAAGAATAATGATTATACTATATCTTATACAGAAGGTGGAGAAAGTGGAGAGAACTTTCTTAAAATAACTAAGGGAACTAAAGTCTATTATTTTCCAGAATATGAAAGAAAGAAAGAACTAAGAAAAAATACTTATACTCTTGATATTGAAAATCAAAGAATATAATTGTTGACAAGTTTGTTAGTATCTTGTATAAAAAAACTAACATTAATTTTAATAATAATTTGGAGTAAAATAAATGAGTAGATTATCAGACCAAGTAATAGATGATACTACAAACTATGAAATAGAAGTTGAAAAGTTTGTAGTAAATAATGTTTGGCATAATGTAGTTGAATGTGTTAGAGAAGTATTACTAAACATTAAACATCCTAATCCTAATGTACCCTTAGAGGAAGTAGTAGAATTTATTGAGGAAACATATAGAGAAAAACAAAGTAAGTACTATGCTTAATTTTTTATTTGCAGTAGGACTAGGTGTAATGCTAGTAAATTT